GGCATGACCACCGTCCCTGAGCCGAAGTGGCTGCCGCTGCTGCGGACCCTGGAGGCTGAGCAACCCGGCAGGCACGTCTTCACCCTGTCGTTGCTGCTCGAGGTGGCCGGTGGCCCCAAGGTGAATGCACTCGTCTTGAAGCCTTGGCTGGAGAAGGTGCGAAGTGTTGACGGTGACCAGCTCTAGGCTTGGTCATCACGCTGACGACTGGCCCAATGGCCAAGGACATCCAAGAGCTGCTGTCGGACCTGCACGACGGTTTGGCTCGTCACTTGATGGAGAAGTTGCAGGAGGGGATCATCACGACTGGTGAACTGAACATCCTGCGGCAATTCCTCAAGGACAACGCCATCAGTGCTCAACCAGCAGAAGGAACACCCTTCGGGGATCTGGTGGCGGCAGTGCCCGACATCTCCAAGGTGGTGCCATTCCGCAAGACCAGTTGACCTAGGGTTGGTCGAGACTTTCTGAACTGCTATGCCCGACGACATCCCGGCTGGGTTTTTCATCTCAACCGATACCAACAACCGCATTGCTGCTGCACCTGCAATCGGTTTCTCCTCTGCTGCAGGGGCGGTTGTCACCCAGGCAGCCACCAGCGGCAAGGCCACTGCTGTCACGATCAACGCCAAATCGGGCGTGATCACCCTGAACAACGCATCCATGGCGGCCAACGCCACGGTGCTGTTCACCGTCACCAACAGCGCCATTAGTCCGACTGACGTCGTGATCACCGGTTGCGGCAGTGGCACGGGTGGTGGTGCCGGTACAGCTGGTGCTTATCAGGTTCACTGCGTCTCCTGTGCCCCGGGTTCTGCCGTTTTCCGCATCACCAACGTGAGTGCTGGCACCCTCTCCGAAGCAGTGGCAGTGAACTTCGCAGTCATCGACTGCGGTGTTAGCAGCTGAAGCACCTGAATGAAGTGGCAGGAGCTACCTGAGCCGTTTCGGAGTGACTTCCGCTTCTTCCTCGTGGTGGTCTGGAGGCATCTGACGCTTCCAGACCCCACTCCGGTGCAGCTGGACATTGCTGATTTCATGCAGCACGGTCCCAAACGCCGGATCATCGAAGCCTTCCGAGGTGTCGGCAAGAGCTGGATGGCCGCGGCCTATGTCCTGTGGCTCCTGCGGAACGACCCACAGGTCAAGATCATGGTGGTGTCGGCCTCGAAGATGCGGGCCGATGACTTCGCACAGTTCTGCTTGCGGCTGATCAGGGAGATGCCCCTGCTGCAATGCCTCGAGCCAGATCGGGAAGAGCAGCGATCTGCCGCCAACCGGTTCGATGTGCGGCCAGCGATCCCCGATCAGAGCCCATCGGTCAAGTCGGTGGGCATCTTTGGTCAGCTGACCGGTTCCCGAGCTGACCTGATCCTTGCGGACGACGTTGAAGTTCCCAACACCAGCTGGTCGGTGGGGATGCGGGAAAAGCTGCTGACGTCTGTCGGTGAGTTCAACGCCATCCTCAAGCCCGGGGGCAGCGTCATGTTCCTCGGCACCCCGCAAACCGAGGAGTCGATCTACAACAAGCTGCGCCAACGGGGCTACGCCTGTCGGATCTGGCCTGCTCGATACCCGGAGAAGCCGGAGAAGTACGGCGATTCCTTGGCTCCGATCATCCAGGAGGCCGGAGAGGAGCTGAAGAACAGGCCGACGGACCCGAAGCGGTTCTCGGAGTTCGACCTGATGGAGCGCGAAGCCTCCTACGGCCGATCAGCCTTTGCCCTGCAGTTCCAGCTGGACACGTCACTGTCGGACCTGGAGCGGTTCCCGCTGCGTCTGTCCGACCTGATTGTCATGGAGGTGTCGGGACACGCCCCAGAGAAGCTCGTGTGGTCCTCTGGCGCTGAATACCGCATCACCGACCTGCCTGGTGTCGGCTTCACCGGTGACTACTACCACCGTCCGGCCTTCACCCACGGTGACTGGCTTGAGTTCCAGGGCTGCGTCATGTTCATCGACCCCTCCGGCAAGGGGCGAGACGAAACGGCCTATGCGATCGTCGCCCACCTGAACGGCAACCTGTTCCTGCTGGACTCCGGCGCCTTCCGTGACGGCTACAGCGACACTGTCCTCGAGGAAATGGCCAAGGCGGCCAAGCGCTCCAAGGTCAACCTGATCCTGCTGGAGGACCAGTTCGGCCAAGGGATGCTCGAGAACCTGCTGAAGCCCTTCCTGCAGGTCCACCACCCCTGCACGATCGAGACCGTCCGCTCCAACGTCCAGAAGGAGCGCCGGATCATCAATGCTCTCGAACCGGTCATCAACCAACACCGTCTGGTGGTCAATCGGTCAGTCGTGGAGAACGACATCAAGGGCCGGGAGGACGAAGCAGTGGAGAAACAGCTGGCCTACCAGCTCTTCCACCAGCTGACCCACATCACCGTCGATCGCAACTGCCTGCAGCACGATGACCGCTTGGATGCCCTGGCCGGTGCTGTCCAGTATTGGAACGAATCCCTGGCCATCGACGAGGATCGGGCCATCAAGGATCGTAAAGATGAGCTCTGGGACCTCGAGATCGAGGCGTTTCTTGGCAACATAGAGGGCGCCCTTGACTTGCAAATGCTTGGCCTACCTCTTGAAAAGGTTCCTAAGACTGGTGGCTCGAGTCGCTGGATGTCAGCTCGAGCCAACCAGTAGAGAACGCTGGGAGGCGAAGAAGAAGCAAGACCTGGGGATCTATCCTTCCCGGGCATGGGTCATTCGCCTGCCCGGTGTCTTCGTTGGCGTAAGTGGCTCCCGGGAACGGGCCTCCTTCGAGACCATCGTCATAGCTCCCACGGCCGATTACGCCTGGGACGTGGCGATCAACAGCGATGCATGGACACGCCTGCCGTTCTGCATCGAAAACGTCCAGATTTTCCCCAAAGACCCCGAGGTCATCACCAATGGCAACGATCAAACTCGCTGATGCCGCCAAGTTCGACCAGCAGCTGCCCCATCAGCTTGCGGCCTGGAACGGCCTGCAAGCCACGTTGACGGCCAAGCAGCTGGAAGACTTTGCAGAGACGTTCAGGGCCGCTGGAACGGGCGCACGGGACCCGTTCAGGCCCAATTCAGGCTTCGATTACCAGCTGACCCCCAATGTTTCCTACGGGGAACTCTGTCTCCAGTCGCCGGAGCGCCGCTTTCACCAGCAGCATCAGTGCGAAACAGCAGTGATGCTGTCCCAGTTTGTCCAGAAGGCACGGGACACCTTCAACTGCCCAGCCGTGATCACCTCTGCCTACCGTCCGCCCCGGATCAACACGGCAGTTGGTGGTGCCATCAACAGCGAGCACCTCTACGACACCCCCAGCACCGGTGCGATCGACTTCTACCTGGATGGGATGCCCGTCAAAGAGCTGCAGGACTGGGCTGACCGGGCCTGGAGTTACTCTCTAGGCCTTGGCGCACCCAAGGGCTTCATCCACATCGGGATCCGCCCCGGTCATCCACGCATTCGCTGGGACTACTGATGCTCATTCCTGATCACGAGATCCGGCGGCTCTGCCGCTTGAGGTCTCTTGTCGCCCCTTTCAACGAAGCGCACATCAACCCGGCCAGCATCGACGTGACCCTTGGGTCCGAGATCATGGTCGAGCAGGCGCATGTCCGCGAGCTTGAGGTCATCGACATCCACGGCTACACCGAGGACGATCCCTTCTGGATCCAACCGGGTGAGTTCTTCCTTGCTGAGACCCAAGAAATCTTCAACCTGCCAGATCACCTCGGGGCCCAGTTCGTCCTCAAGAGCTCAAGGGCTCGAGATGGCTGGGATCACGCTGAAGCGGGCTGGTGTGACCCGGGTTGGTTCGGATCCAGGCTCACCATGGAGCTCAAGAACGGTCGACGGCTTCATCCGTTGCCGATTTGGCCTGGCCTGCGCATCGGGCAGATGAGGTTTGTCCTGGTCAACGGTTGCGTGGAGCAGTCCTACGCCAAGACCGGTCGCTACAACTGCGATCTTGGCGTGACGGCCAGCAAGGGCTGATCAGCTCTTGTCCTTGTCGGCCCTGGCTTGCTCACTCAGGGCAATTGCCAGGGCCTGCTTCTGGCTCTTGACCTTCTGGCCACTGCTCGACTTGAGCTTGCCACGCTTCCACTCGTGCATGACCTTCTTGATCTTCAGGTCGTCCTTCTTCACTGCTTTGCCCTCTTGCTGACGATGCCAGCCAGGATCTCAACAGCTCGATAGGCCTTCACCACCACCCGGGCAACCTCAGACAGGCGCTCGTTGTCCTTGGGAGTGGGGGTCATGTTCACGATCACCACAGCAACGCCATGAAGGGCGATGGCCAGGGTGACGTAGTCAGCAAGTCGATCCACTTTCATTCTCGGAAGACCTGTCGTCAGCGTACTTCGCCTTCATTGCGGCAGCCAGGTTGCTTGATGCCTCCCTGCAGAACCACCGCTTCTCCACCTGACAGGCCAGCAGGGCCTCGTTCAAGACTTCAGCTGCCTGCAGCAGGGTGTCGATGTCCCCCGTTGCGTACATTTCCATGAGCTCCCTGTGCCTGGCCTCCTTCTTCAGGGCCAGCTCCAGCGGAATCTCAACTGGGTTCACCCGTTCTTCTCCAGATCCCTCAGTCTGTACTCATGGTCCTGGATGTCGCTCTCGAGAGCCTGGATGTCGCTGCTCAGCTCTGACCTGAGGTGCTTGAGCTCAGTGATCACTGCATCCAACCCGGCCTTCATGCTTGATCGCATGGCCACGTTCTCAAGGGCGATCTTCCACAGGGCCCCTACGGCGCCAACAATGCCTGCGGCGGCAAGTGTCTCGAACATGGACGGGCGGATCGACCTGGGCTGAGACCAGCATAATGCTGAGCTCAGCAGCAGCCATCAGCCTTCATACAGGATGTTGATGGTGCCAGCGTCGAAGGTATCAGTTCCCCCGACCGTGGTGATGCGCACGCGGTCGAGGGTGCCGGAGAGGGTGACGGAGCCGCCGCCAGATACTCCATAGCTCGTTCCAGATGAGTTAAGTCCGCCAGATAATGCAGCAATCCAAGTGTTTCCACTTACGTTAACAATACTCATAGCACAATAAAATAGATTGGTAGCCACTGCGCCTCCTATTGCCATTCCGGTTGTTGATGATTGTGCGGCACTTGATGTTCCAACCAAGCCAGCGTATGAAAGATAACCAGAAGTCGTCACAGAGCCAGCACCAAGCTGAACTTGCGGCAAAGACGTCCCATTCGTGCTCACACCAGCAAGCATCACCGTCACCCGCTTCACCCAACTGGGCAGTCCAGTAAAGTCAATACTGGTGCCGCTGGTTGAGGCGACGGCAGTGCCGGACTTGATGATGTTGCTGGGCGTCAGCGTAGATGTGCCATCAGCATTCAGCACGACGTTGTTGCTGCCGCTGCTGGGGTTCTTGAGGTTGGTCGTGTTGATCGTGCTCATGGCTCACTCGTAGAGAATGTTGATGGTGCCAGCGTCGAAGGTATCGGTGCCGTTCACCGTGGTGATGCGCATGGCCGTGAGTGCTGCGGCCAGCGCGATTGAACCGCCTGCCCAGGAAACACGAGCGGAATCACTTTGGCCTAACACGCTAGACAGTGACCAAGTGTTGCCAGTCAGGTTCGAGATAATAATGTTGCCGTGGTTGATAGCAGTAGCAACGTTATTGGCGTAAACACGAAACCCAGTTCCGTTTTGCTCTCCGGCGGTTGCGCTTCCGTTGGCGACACCCATAGAAGCGCCGAGGTATCCCGACGTTGTAAAAGTCGGTCCTGCTCCTGT